TAATTTCCTGTTATTTGATCCACTATTTCTTTGACTACTAAATTTATTGTTTCGTCTACATTATTATTTATTGCAACTTCCAACTCATTTGGGTCCTGAAACCTACCATAAAAGACTTGTGCAACTGTTAAAGTTGTATCGGGCTTAACCATATAATTTACGGAATCCCTTAAACGCCCCGTATCTACTCTAGAGTTATTTTTAGCTTGTTGATATACCTTTTCGCCCAATTCGTTTAATTGAGCCTTAATTATTTTGTCTGCATCAATCTGCTGTCTAGTCCTTCTTTTTGCCACGTATTCTATTTAATAATGAAGTAACCGCTGTTGTGCTACTTCTGGTTATTGAATCTATTATTTTCCTAGTTGAATTTCTGCCTGTTTGCGTTACGCCAACTTCAAAAGTACCACCGCCAAACTCGGTATATATAATTTTCCACTTGACCCCCGACGGCATTAACCGCCTTGCGTTTGCTTCTAGCTTTGAATTTTTGCCAAACTGCCCGTAATAAAGCATTCTAAAAATAACCTGCTCACGAACGTAAGTGAACGAAATGGAACGCTTTAACGCTCCCGTATCTACTCTTGCGCTAGACTTTGATTGGTCTATTATACTTTGTGCAACGGCTCGAATGCCTGCTTCATCTAGCATCCTGAACCTAGATTTGGCATTGCTAATTCTATTGTAATCTGATGACCATCTAGTCCGTTTTTATTAAAATTTTCTAGTTTTCTAGATTGCGTATTGCTAAATAATTGAATGTGATTTTCAAAATTATTACTTCGCATTTGGTTCAAAAACTTTGTAATTACTGCTGAAGTTTCTCCTAAATTATCAACTAGATTTGTATCTAGTCTTAATTTACTATCTGTCTTTTGCGGGCGTATATCTCGCTGCTGAACGACCGTAATTAAATAGCTAGCAATTATCGCATCTGGCAAAGTCTCGCTTTCTAAATAGTCAATATTGACCAGGCAATAGATATTTTCTTTGTTGTTATCAATATGCTTTGTCTCAACTAAAGAAATGGTATTGACTAGTTCGTTATCGCCAAACATATTTACCAAAAACTGCGTTAATAAAAATAGTTCGTTCATATTATTTTAAATTTTCAATATCTGGAAAGTTTCCATTCAAAACTTTTAATTCTACTACATCAGAAGTACTTTGATAAACGAAAACATAATAGTCTGGCATTCGCTCCTGCCATATTTTATAAGCCTCTTTAAATTCAATAGTAGGCTCATTGCAAGGTATTCCGATTAAAAATATTGGTTTTGCTTCCATAATTATTTTATTTTAAATTTTCAACTGTTTTCTTACGCAATAAATATTCGCTCCAAAATAAAAAGTATTTCGTATCATACGTAAATATAACTTGCGGACTAACCGCCTCAAAGATAGCACAAAGATATACCATTTCGGTATAACCTCCGTATGTTAGTGAAAAGTTTTCTCTTTCAATGCTTCCTTGACTTATTTCGCTTGTGTTTGCAAACTGTGGGGGGGTATAGATCCATGGAAAACTAGATTTAACCTCGTCTGCTTCTTGAATGTACAAAGCGACTGCGTAACGCTGAACGTAATTTGGAATCGTCAAAAACCAAAGTCGTGGCGTTACGGTCGCCTTTATAAATGCTTTGTCATCCTCATCTTTTATAAACGTTTCTAAGTCAATGAACCTACCTACGTTTTTAAAAGTTACGTCAATTTTAAAGAAGATTTTGATAATCAAAAACAACTTTAAGCTTTTCAATGTTTGTTTCTGCATCGCCAAATAATTCTTTTAAAGTTTCTTTTTTTCTCAATTCTTTTTTATCGAGCTTTCGGTATTCGGTTTTCAAATACGGGAAAAACCTGCGAAGGTGTATTTTTTTGTCTGTCATGATAAAAGATATTTAAATAAAAAATAATAAAATATTAAACCGCCAATAATGTATAAAAAATTAAAGTCGCTATTTGGTTGTTTTAAATAACTCATAATGGCATTGGTGTTTTGCGTTGGGTATAAATAAAATAACCGCCTGCTTCGGTTATGTGGTCAAATCCTGTGGTTTTATCGGGTTCGCCGTTTTTATAAGTTTGTCGTTCTAACGCTTCAGAATAAACGGGGCAGTTGTTAGTATTAACAAAAGATAATCGTTCGCCTTTTGAGTTCTTAAAAGCAGCGTTAACAGCATTGACTCTATCTTTTACGAATGGATTTTTAGATTGCTTTCTAATTGTAAAACCTGCTTCTCTCAATACCACAATATCACTTTTCCCGCTAGATTTACGGTTGTCGCCACTCGCATCTGGGTAAATTACAATTGAGTGATTTGGATATTTAGATTTAATCAAAGCTACCATTTCAAAAGTATCGTAAGCGTTTACAATTTCAGCCACCGCGGTCTTAATATTGCCGTCAATGACATGCACTACAGCATTCATTTTAGTAATGTTAAAATCCATTCCAACATGTAGCACGTCGTTTGGTTGTATTTCTCGAATAGAATTATTTTCTACCCTGTCGAAGTGGTGGTAAACGTTGCCGCTTGTTAGGTTCACAAATTCACCATTTAGGTAGGCTTCTAGCTGTTGCGGTGTGTAAATATCTGAAAGCGTTTCAATGTATTCTTCTGGAATGAAGGGGTTGTCAAAGGTTTTACCCTTTATCATTTTACGGTTTGCCTTTGTTTTGGTTACAAAGAACTCATACGCCCACTTAAAACCTTCGGGGGTACCAACTACATCGGTTTTGTTTTTGTCGCCATTAGGCAGCTGGCATCTATTTCTAGCGATAATCTTTACAAAAACATCAGTCATTGCGTCTTTTGAAAGTATATCTGTCTCATCAATCAAAGAATAACCAACCTCATAACCTACGATGCGCTCTGGGTTCGACATTGAACGCAAAATTATTTTTCCGTACTTTGTATTGAAAAAATGTTTTGATTGGTTTAGAACGTACGGAATATTCATATTCGTAAGAAGTTCGGCAAATTTAGGTATCGCAACATCTTCTATAAGTCCGTACGTTGGTAAATAGTAAGCGACTGGAATGTTTGGATATTTCAACTTCATTAAAGTAGTTTTTAAAACTCCTGCAAAAGATTTGCCCGAACCGTAACCACCAATTAACCCCGTGTGGGTTGCGTTACTTTCGACAAATGCAAACTGATGTTTTAAAATGTCTACTCCTACTCTCATTTTTTAGAAATTACGTTAAAATCAATTCCAGTTAATGCAACGCCGCCCGATGTAAAATCAACAGTATCTCCGTATTTCTTAGGGTTTAATTTTGAAGCTACCCATTTTCGAGCGTCAATTCTAATTCTTGACCGTGCGACAAATTCGGAATCCATAACCTCTTCCCCGTTTTCAAGTACTTTCTTATCTCCAAATGAAGCGTCTGCTATTTGAATTATTTCGTCAAATATTGCGTCACCTCTTACTTCGCACGCACACGCGTATTGTTTTGATTTTAAATCATTAGATTCCAACCAACGGTAAAAAGTTTGAGTACTTGGCATGTCTTCGCTTTTTAAAATAGTTCTCAATGCTTCGCCGTCCTCAATCCTTTGAATGATTAAACTAAAAATAGTTTCAATTTGCTCTTCTTGGTATGCCATAATTTATTTTTCTGAAAAGGTTATCATTTATCAATATAAACTATTTCGCTTAATTTAATAAAAAGAATTACGATATTGTTTTCGTCTGTAAATATTTGAAAATCCTTACAGCCTTTAATTATGTTTTCTTTTAATATTTCAGCAACATCTTGTGTAATTACTTTTATAGTACCGTTTTTAAAATGTATTGTCATATCTTATTTTTTTATAAAGTTTAATCACATTTTACAATTCTTCTGCTTACATATCCGGGTTCGTAAAACTCAAATAACAATTTACCGTTATCGGAGCAATCATCACCGTAATAGTAAGTTTCACCGTTGGGTACATTGTTAACCGTTGTGATTGCCCTACAATCGCATTCCGTCTTTGGATCTTCTGCTGTGCAGCTACTTAAAGCAATAGCACAAATCAATAATATTTTTTTCATAGTGTTTTTAGTTTAGGAAATTTCTTTTAAATACTTTTTGTTTGTAAAAAATACTATAAGGTCGTTTTTATCTCTAGAGTAAAAACTTCCAACAACGCTTTTAAAAAAGAGGCTTTCTTTTGTTGATTTTACAAAAGTTCCAATTTGTGTTTTGTCGAGGTCTAAATAATAATCAACGCCTACTTTTAATATTTTTTTCATAATATAATAATTAATATTGCAACAATAGCAAAGATAGCTATAATAATTGTATGATGCTTGTCTTTTTCATGCAAGTCTGCCCAATATTCGTGACCTTCTGTGGTTTTTTTCCAATGAAACGCCCACTGCAAGTTATCAGTTTCTTTTTCGCAAGGATAACTATCTGAATTTCTCTGATACTCTAATGCCTTTTCTTTAATCTTTGGAGGTAGTTCTGATATTTTCATAACTTTTCTTTTTTAACTAAATTTTCATTATTTAAAGTTTTTAATTTAAGCAAATATAGTGAATTATTTTTTTACAGAGGGACATTGGTGTCCCTCTGTGAATTAATAAATTTACTTTTGGCTTTTAGTTTGTAGGTAGTTTTGATATTTTTATTTTTTTATTTTTAAAAATTTTAAGTTTTAATTCCGTAATAAATCCAATCCAAATAAGTTTGTATTTCTTTTCGCCGTTCGGGATTTGCGGATTGCTTTTCCTTTTCAAGTTGATCAATAGTTGGTTTTTTTGGTTTCATATTAATTTTTTAAATTCATCTAAGGATCTAATTACAACATATTGATGCCCCAAATCATTAACATTAATCTGAAAATCTTTTTGCTTTTCGATTTGGATTCCTTTATGGGTTTTCAATTCTACAAATATAACTTTATTTTGCAAAATTAGGACTAAATCAGAAACGCCTGACAAAACCCCCATTCCTATAAATTTTGAGTTGCTTCTGGTTGCTTCGTTTGGAACGCAAAAAATTAAAATGTTATTTAATTTACAATAGTTTACAATCTCTTTTTGGATTGTTGCTTCTGACTTTTTGCCTAGATTTTGAAGTTCTTTTAGGCTCTTTTTCTTTATATTTTCTAATTTCATGATGCAGCGATAGTATAAAGAAAATAACCTTTTTTAACAAAACTACCCGTATAATGAGTTCCTATTTTTAATTTGTACTTTTTAATAATTTGATTCATTTTCATTTTGTCAACATTTAAAAACTTCATTAAATCTCTTTGATTTATAATCAACCTTTGATTATAAGTTTCAGTTTTATTTTTACTAAAAGTTTTATCAAATATTTTAAAATCAAAAATATCAATATCGTTTTCTTCAAAATTTGTGTTTTTATATTTTGCCCATTGAATTTCAAATTCATTTTTTTCTTTAATATCTTCTATGTTTGAATAAAAAGAAACAACTTTTTCAACATCTTCTTTTGAAATTTCAAACCATTCTCCTTTTAATCTGTTTGCAGAAAACCTTTTGTGCAATATTGTTTCTAATTCTTTGCTTTCTTTTGTTATTATGAATCCTAATAATTCAGAACCATAAGGGGCATAAGTTTTAAAACTTTCAAATCTATTAATAGGGCTTTCATTTGTTGAATAACCAATTTTTACTGGAGTTAATCCAATATGTTTAAAAAAATAAACGCAACCTCTTTCTATACTTTCCATGTTTTTATGTATTAATTAAAGTACAAATTTACATAAAAAAAGTAACATATAAAAGTAAAAAGGTAATTTTATTCTATTATACCTTTTACCCTCTTTACCTTTCACTTTTCAGACTTATTTATATAATATAATATAATGCGTCATATATGGTGTGTGTGTGTATTTATAAGTTCTATAATACTTTGAAAGTTAAAAGGTATATAAAAGAGTAAAAAACGCTGTTAACCATTGCTGTCATTGATTTGTTGCACTATACCTTTTACATACCTTTTACCTTTCAGATTATAAAAAGTGCTGTTCTGGCATATTCTGCACTGTAAATTCCTTAAAAAGTTGGTATCCTTTTTTAAGTTTTGACCCGTTCCAATGTGATTTTATTTCCATTTTATGCTTTACAAAAATACGTTTTATATCATATTTTGAAATCTGAACTTGAAAATGTAGATTCATATAGTTGCAAATCTCCCCTTGGTTCATCACTATTTTATCTTTAAATTCATCAGTTTCGGTAAAAGAAAATCTTGTGAAAAACAAATCCTCAGAAACCTCAATCTCTAAATTTTGCAATGTATTTTGATTGAGGTATTCAATGTCTTCTTTTGAAAATACACGAAATTCAAAACCTTCTAAATATAAATTGTGAGCGCATTTTAAAAGTGCATCTTTATCAAATTCTACAGCCTCATCGTACTTTACGCCTTGAAACTCCACAGGAAGTACACGCCTGTTGCCTGTTTCGTCCTTTAATACGCTCTTTTCGTTAGTCGTGCCACATAACATAGTTCTACGCTTCAAATCCACGTCTAAACGCCCATATGAAAGTCTAACGGTTATTTTGTTTTTCTCGGTTATTTTTTTGAAATTCTTAACGTCCTTGTGAGCCATACCACCGAATTCATCGTTTAGCATGATCATTGACGTTGCCATTCGTTTAAGCACGTCTGTACCTCCCTCCTCCATAGATTCATCAATAAAATACCTCCTCAATTCTTTTGGAAGCATATTTCTAAAAAAAGAAGTCTTACCGCTGGCTTGTTGTCCACACAGGACCAAAACTAACGGACTAACCTCAGTATGGTCGTTTGGGCTAGTCCAGTTGTGGATTGCACCTACGAGCCATTTTTTTAAAGCCCAACGATTAAATTCGTTGAACGGCAAAATTAAATCTGCGTAATTGTCAATTTCGCTTCCTGTTACTGATGCGGTGTTGTTCTTAAAATAATCTTCTATTGGGTGGTATGTTTTGGCTTGCGAATTGAAAATTAATTGAGTAATGTCGGTTGCCGAAACTCTAAAATCAAAGTACTTTTTGGCGTGAATTGTGATGGTATTTACTAACTCATCAGTCACTGGTTGACCTTCGTATTCGTATTGTTGGTTAAATCCGTTTTTTGCTATTGGATAATTTTCTTTGATAAACAAATCAAGTTTTACCGTGTCATTTTCTTCGTTGTCAATATTCTTTGCAAAGTTTTCTTTACTGTCAATTAATTGCTGGATAAATTTTTCATCGTTTGTCGTTGTACCTAATATTTTTAGCGTTTCAATTACGCCTGCTGGTGTCATTATTTGGCTGTTAGCTTTACCAACGGCAACCCGTTTAATAATTTCTTTGCTAACGGAAGAATATAATTCTATTCCTGATTGTTTGCAGTGGAAATAGAATGTAGAAATGGTAACACTACCACCTTTGCAAAATTTTGCATATTGTCTTTCTATGCGGGAAGGCTCGTACTTGGTCCCATTTTGGCAAATTGTTTTAAAATAGTCCAGTCCTGCAGCTCCAAAATGCGAGCCAATAGCAAAGCCAATTTCGCAAAATTTTTGATAATCTTCTTGGCAAAGGTCAATATTTTTACTTTGTATTTGATCCATAATATGGCTCATATCATCTTTTGCAAAATAAAAGGTTTCTTTTTTTGCTTTTTTGGCTGGTGCTTTTTTTGCTTTAAAAGTTGCAGAGTTTGGATTGTGGAAAATGTCAATGTCGTACGCAATGTATCTTAATCTTGATTTGTCTTTGCAAGCCTGATCAATATCTACGTCAAAATTATCGCTATAATATTGCGCTATTGCGTAGAAGCTTTCTAAAAATACATCTGAATTAATCTTTACAAAAACTACTAGTCCTGTCCCACTTACTGAACGATTAGAGCTAAAGGTATATTTGTCTGCATCAATTATTTTACGAAGTTCGGTGCTTACATCACAGTCAATGTCTAGCAAAATTAATCCGTTCATTTCGTCAATATTGGCTACTGAACGGCTGTTTTGTTTCATTGTACAGCTTCCTGTAATTGCAGGAAGTTTGCTTTTGATTTCGGTGTACTTTTTTTTGTCGCCTTTGTTGGCTCTTGCTTCAAATATTAGACTTTGATGATCTCCATTTTTTACTAGTTCAACGTATTTTTCAAAGTCAATAGTGATATTGTCTTTGTCGTTGTGGGTTTTATATTTTGAAAATTTCATAATTAAAATAGATTTATTTGATTAGTTTTGTTTTCTTGAATTATGCCTTGAGCTCTGTTTAAAATATGTAGTCCTAATTCTGCATTAACGGCATTCCTTTCTTCTAAAGATTTACTATGTGCGTGTTTTTTTGTCCCAATATATTGTCTCATCATTGTTCCTACTTCTCCCTTTGGTAATTCTATTTTTGGAATACTAAAATTTGACCATAAATAATGCCTTCCAATTTCAGCCGTTGGGGCAATAAAATATTCATAATAACTAATCACATTCTCAACACAAAATTTGCCTTTAAAAAATGTTTTTAAAAATATTATTTCTTGCCATAATTCCATTTTTGGATAACGAGAATTTGTAATGTAATTTATAAAATAATTAGCTCTTGAATGAGTTTGGCACGGTGGAGAAGTCCAGATAAAGTCAAATTCCGTATAATGGTCTAATAAATATTGATGTGCATCCGCAATTATTACAGTATCATTCGGATAAAGTTTTTTATACATTTCAGCTATTTTAGGTTCAAATTCAACGGCTGTTATTTGGTGTTCGTCTCCCCAAAGTTTTCTGTTTCCGCCAATTCCAGCGTAAAGGTTTAGTATTTTCATAAGTATTTTTTTTCAAGTTTCGTTAATAATATTTTCTTCTGTTGTGCATAAGTTCGGTTAGCTTTACTTTCTAAGTCGGAGCGTATAATTGCTAGATATCCAGCTTTTAAGTGGGTTGTAAATATACGTTCAACTCCGCCGGTTTTGTTGCGTTCAAATTGATCTTTATCCACATTTTTAAAAAGCCTAAAAATTTGTTCATTTAAAACCTTGAGGGCAAAGAACTTATCTTTATTTTCTGAATAGCGAATTATCTTTTTAATATCAATATCTACTTTATTAACCTGCACTGCAATACCATAATCAATTACAATTTCTTTTATTTTGCAGTTATTATGTTCGCACAATTTACAAACGCATTGACGCTCTGGCATCAGTTCTCCGCAACCATCGCACTCTTTAAGCATTTCCTCTGGTGCTTCTTTTTTTGGTTTATAATCGTCAGATCCCCAAAATAATTTTTCCCAGTCAAAGTTGTCGCTCCATTTTCCAAGGCGTGAAATATTGTTTCCGCCGTCAATTACAATGAACTTATCTTTAAATATTTTGTCCGTTGTTCGGCTTCCACGCCCAACGATTTGAATCCATAAAGACAAAGAAGATACACGCCTGCTTACAATTATACATTCAACATCCGTCACATCGAAACCTTTTGTAAAAACTCCTACGTTAAATAAAATTGCTCCACGCGTATTTCTAAATAATTCGACTACTTCGCTTCTGTCAAAATCCGTATCGTTTACGGAATCATACATAAAGCAATTTGGCACGCCCGCTTCTACGAAAATATCGTAAATGTATTTGTTCAAAGTTGTGTTTTGCGTGAAAATCATTGTCTTTTTTCCGCTGCAGTAATGCTGATAATTCGACAAAACATCCATCTGGTAGGCTGCATCAAATACCTCATCTGAATTTGATACCTCGCCAAATTTGTCAAAGTTAAAAGAATCCTCATCAATTGGTATAATGTAGTTTTCGTCTGGCACTAAAAATCCCTCGCTAATAAGTTGATGAATTGGAATACCAACGATAATATCGTCAAAAATTTCAGAAAGTGCAAAATCCTTTGTAAACTCTATTGCATCGGGAAAAGGTTTTGAAAACATCTCTTTCACTTTTGGACTATAATAGTAGGTATCTTTACGATTGCTTACAGGTGTAGCTGTAAAGCCTAGTAATTTACATTTAATTAGCGGTAAAAGTATTTCGTACTGCAAAATATGGCATTCGTCAATTATGACTAAATTAAAATCAGAAATTAAATCTAGTTGCTTTTTTAATCGACTTTTCAAAGTTTGCACCATTGAAACCACAATTTTATTTGCAGGAAAAACTTTGTCTTTTGCTTCAAATGTTGCCGCGTGCTCGAAGTGTTTAGCTGTTTGCCCTACAAGTTCACGGCTGTCAACTAAAATTAAAACACGCCCTTCGTATTGCTTTGCTAGAGTAGTAAAAATGATGGTCTTGCCAAATCCTGTAGCTGCTTGAACTAAAATTTTTCTGTTTTGGTTTGCTGCAATCGCATCTAGGATTGTTTGCTGGTAGTGGTAAGGTTTATAATCACCCATTTTTACCCTCGCTTTCTTTAATTTTATTAATTTCTGTTCGGAGGGTTTTAGCGAATTTAATTGCAGTAGATTTGTCTAAAATAATTTGAAATTCTATACCATTTTCTTCTCCTGTAACACTAATACAATATAAAGGTAACCTACCTTCATCAAAAAGCTGATTACTTAATTCTGCTTTTAAAAAATCAGTTTTGACAATTGCATCAATAAATTTTAATTCAAAATTTGCCATAATAATAACGGTTTTAAGGCACCGATAAACTATTTAGTTAAATGCAAAAACCCAATTAAGTCAGCCTGTGTCGAGAGGGCTTTCTTAATTGGGTAATGTATAATTTCTTAATTGACAACGCTCTCGACTTCGTTACTGCAAATATAAGAAATACTTTTTACTTTTCGTGTATGTTTCCGATTATTTTAATTTGTTCTAAGTCAAAATTCCAGTACAAACTTTCTCCTTTAATTCTAAACTGATTGAATTCGTAAACAATCATACTCTTATTGTTTTTGTTTTGTAAGCTAAAAGGAAGGACATAATCGCCTTCATAAATTTCTTTTCCTTGAATATCAATTAAACCCGTGAATTGACCTACTGACTCGGGGATTACTTCGTATGTATTTATTCCCGAAATAATAAAAGATTGAATCTCGTCATCATAATAATGCCCACACACCCAACCTTTGCCGTCAACTCTTAATCCTTTAAATTTTATCGTTCGCATCTTTCGTAAATTTTAATAATATTAAATAATTTTCTTCGCTAAAAACTTCATTTCGTGTTTTGCATTTTCGCTTTCTGAATGCGGTGTAAGGCATTCCAATCACTTCTGCTGCTCTTTTACCCGACATTCCTAATGTAGCGGTCAGGTTATTTATTTTATCGTTAGGGGTCATATGATTTTTATAACTTGATTGCACTTCATGCATTTACCTTTTGGGTATAGCGGCTTTTTATAAGTTTTATTATTTCTCCAATCCAAACTGTAACCTTCTTTAAGCATTAAATAAAATCCACACTCAGCAACAAAAGTTACTCTTGGGTATGGAATTGTTTTAGGTTGTGGGCTTTCTTTTTTATAATTGCACATAATTTTTATTTTAAGAATAGTAAGCAACTCGCTCCATTTGTCCATCGCTTTTAACCGCGTATCTTTGTGAAATAACAGTCCATAATGCAACTTCTTTGGAATCTCCTAGTCTAACTAATGATTTTTGAGTGTTTAGTTCGCTTTCATTAAGTCCGTTTAACAAGTTTTTAAATTGCGCTTCTGTCGTTTCGTTTGCTTGTGTGTAGATTTCTTGAGTTGTCATAATTTCTAGTTATTTAAGTTTGCCGTGTAAATCACTTCCTTAACTCTGGCACAAATATAAGGAACAAAAGTGTTCCAAAATGTTAATGCATTGTTAAAGTTTTAAAATAAAAAAACCACCAGATCAACGGTGGTTTTAAAATGCATCTTTCGCTACAAAAGCACCACGTACGATGGCATAATACATTTGTTATTAAGGCAAATATAAACAAAAAAAGCCAATCTTTCGACTGGCTTCCTAACTTTAAAAACAAAAAAATTAAACTATGAAAAAACAAAGATACTAAAATAAAACCGTTTGCGCTTGGTGTTGTGCTAATCTTTTTTTTATTATCTCGCAATATTCACTTGACATTTCAGAACCAATCCAATTGCGATTATTTATTGTTGCCATTTTAGCAGTTGTTCCGCTTCCCATAAAGCAATCATAAACTAAATCGCCTTCATTACTCCATGATACAATATGGTCATTTGCTATTTGCTCAGGGAATACCGCTGGGTGTTGTTTTTGTCTTTTACCATCTTTTATAATCCATAAATTAAACCTTTTACCAAACTCTTTAATTTTTACAGCTCTAACAGTTCCAGAAGTGCCATCTTTTTTTCTTGAATTAACTTTTACAGTCCTACCAAAAGACGGGTTTTTTCTGTCGTTTATAGAATTAAAAGTTTTTAATTTTCCTTTTGTAAAAACAAACATATACTCAAATCCGTTCCAATAAGCTAAATTAGAGCCTTTAGCGCCTCCGGCACCACCTTTGTCATAAATCATAGTATCGTGTAAATTAAAGCCACATTCTTTAAAAAAAAGTGCTTGCCTAAAACTAGTACCAGTTTCACTACCCTTTAAAGTAGAATCACCCACAACCCAAACAACTACACCTCCTATCTTTGTGGTTCTATATAAATCTTTTGCTATGCTTTCAAAGTCAAATGAATATCCGTTATAGGTTCGTAAATCATCATAAGGCGGCGAAGTAACAGTTAAATCAATAAAATTATCTGGCATTTTAGCCATCGTTTCAAGGCAATTTTCATTGTAGTTTTTATTTATTTGCATAATTTACATTGTATCGTCAAAATCTTTTCTAACTATCGTTTCTATTTTTTTAACCATATCGTTGAAGTAGGTTGTCTTCTGAACCGTTGATGTATCTGAAATACTATCTATAAAGTCCTCACAAAACTTTACCTGTTGCAGCATCTGCTTAGACGTTGGTTTTAGCTGGTCATAAATTTCTAGTTCAATCATTTTAATGCAGACTAACTGATGCATTAGTTGGTGTTTTTTCTTTGGATTCATCAGGACAAAATTATTAAAGTGATTGCGGTCGCAAATAAAATAACTAGGATTGCGGCAAAAAATTTTAATAGTAAATAGTTTACTATTTCTCTATCTCGTTTATTCATAATTCCTTTAATTTTAAAAATTCATCAAAGGTTACGGTTACCTTTGTTTTGGAAAAAACACGAACATAAAATTCGTTATCACTTTCAAATTTTGTAAAGTAACATTCAATATCACTTTTAACCAATGATCTTGGATTTTTCCAAATTGGCAATCCTTCTGCTAATTCTTGAATTTCTTGAATTGTAAGGTCTTTTACGTTTACCTGTGTGTTGTTTATTGTATTCATAATTTTGTTTAATTTTGAGTTTATAACGATGAATTCGTTTATTATTTTAAATTTTATGTTTTTTAAATGATTTTTTTTACTAACAAAATCTTTGTACTCTTTGAAACTATCGTAACCTTTAATCTGATTTTTAGTCTGTTTCATATTCTTTAAGGTACAAATCAATTAATACTTTTGTGCTTTGCAAATCCGCTTGAAACTGCCCCTTTTTGCGGCATCGCATAATGCGTTTGATTAGGTCAAATTCATAACTATTTAGCTTTTGATCCTCGCAAAATTTGTAAAGTGAACCGTTAGTGTTGTCGTAATGTGCGGGGGTGCTTGTTATGATCTTGAAGTCTTTTATGTTTGTACTAACATCTTGATTATAATTGCCTTCTGCATATAACTCTTCGTTTTCGTTTGAAAAGTATTTATTTCCTACCTTAAACTGACCAAACCAACCTTCTGCATTTACACACTCATACCAGTTACCTTTTATAATTTTTATACCTCTTTCTACTAGGCTAAAGTCTTTAGAATTGATTTCTTCAATACTAATTTTCTCTTTGAATATATTAGTCAAAGTACCATCTAAATTACAATCGTAAAATTCTCCTTCGTTAAATGTAGCCCATTTTTCTGAATTTACACACTTATATTTTTCTCCTTTTATAATTTTCATTTTTTTAAGTTTTTAAATTAACCCGCTAAATGAATAGCGGGTGTTGATTAGTTTTAGAAAGGAGCGTCTAATTCTGCCCAAAAAATAACATTGTTTATTTCAAAATCTCGTTCATCGTAAAAATTACAAAATTCCGAACCATCTAAAGTTCCCTCATACATTTCCGCAATATGCATTTTTTCGCTTCTTGTAGCGACTAAAATTTTATCGGTTTTCAATCCGTCCCAATCGCCTTTTTCAGTAGCTATCGGTTTTCTTTTTTCTATTTTATACCAAAGCATAATTTTTGTTTTTAAGTTATTTATTTTAAAATTTAATTCCTTTAGATATTAAATACATTAAATGCTTTTCTTTTGTATCTAATAAAATGCCTAAATCAGATTTGAAAAGAAAAGTGTCGTAATCTAATGTTAAATGCAAATGTGCTTGCCGATGCTCTTTTATTTTCATTACACAAATATCTTGTAAAAAATCATCATTATAATTCCAATGATGCAATTCAAAGCCTTTCGGAGTTTTAAACTTTCTGCTTAAATTTTTATATTTTGAAGAGTTTTTCCAAGGTCTTTTTTTATCTAATTTATTTTGCCTTGTCTTGTAATTTAACCTTAAATACCTTTCGCAATTTCTTTTTCTTTCAGACTGTATAAATTCTGGATTTTCTGATTTTCTGTAATAATCTTCTTTAACATCTAATTTGTTGCAGGTTTTGCACTTATTAACGTGTCCATCTGCCATTTTTGAGTGCTTGTAAAACTCAATTAACGGCTTTTCTTGTTTGCATTTAAAACATATCTTCATATTTACTTATTTTATAATTACAAAGATATGTTTTTAAAATGGTAATTACTATTAATTAAAATGGTAATTATTTTACTATTAGTTTTATTTTTACGCGATTACTAAAAACGCTTAATTAAAAGCCAAATCGTCTGCTAAATCATTTTCAGCCTCTGATGCTTGCTGTTTTCTTGGCGGTGCAACTATATTTCCGTCCGTCCAAATTACTTGACCATTTGCCACATAAGTACGTTTTTCTTTTGCCTCACGTTGCTCTTTTGTTTGGCTCAAATACATTGATACATTTTGCCCGTAATCGTTTGGCTCGTCCGAAATTGAGATTGTGTACTGCTTGTACTTTCCGTCTTTTCCTTTAATTCCTAAATTAATTAGTGTGCTCATAATTTTACTCTGATTTTAATGTTAAATAGTCTTTTCTTTGGTCTTTTAATAAATAATTTCTTTTTTGCTCACTTTGGCTTAATGCCTTCCAAATTACGCCAAGTTCCTCAAGGTTTTTGCAATTACACAAATTCTTTTCATTTTGCTTTTGCTCTAGAGTTAATTCAACTTTTTTTGGTGGAATTGTTGCTTTTTGTCCGTCGTCGTCTTCTGCTCCAATACTCATAAACGATTGTAAGCCGTATCTTCTAGCGTATGTTACACCGCTTCCGTATGCTTGCGGGTCGTTTTGAGACTTGCAAATTATTTTAGTATGGCTTTCGATGCTTTCGCCTGATTCATGCATTAAAACCGTGTTTATGTATTCTGAACCATCAATACTTACCATTAATTGCAATACAACTATTCCGTTTTCGTTGAGTAACGGCATTACCGCTTCTCGAACGCTGTTTAAATCTGAATATTTAGATTTAAAAAATGGATTTGTAGCAGATTTTACCGCGTTACCCATTTCTTTTTGTGCCTTTAATAATGCTGGTATAATGTTTTTTTTATTTTCCATAATACTAAAATTTAATTGTTATTGAATCTTTTCTGGGCGTTGTAGAAACTTTTGGTACTTGATTGCCATAAGCATCAAATACTTCTTGCTTTTGCGCTAATTTAAGCTGTTCGGTGCGTACGTCTAATTCTGATTTAATAGTTCGGTAAATTTCATCATCTGAATAATTTACTGTGTTACCCCCGTTTGTTGGAGTAAAAGTAACTCCCATCAATTCGGTTTTTTTAGTTGGCAAATGATTCCGTAATTTAGCAACCGCACTACTTATTACTTCTTGAAGTCTTACTAGACTACAAGTCAATTCTAAAACAGAAACTTGTCCGTTATCTAATACGTTTTGCACTAAATTTTCTCCTGTTTTAATAGCTTCTTTTTTGGTAAAAGTACTATCGTAAAGCGTAGCGATTTCTTCGGCTCTCATTTCAAAAAATTGTAATTTACTCATAATTATTTGTTTTTATAATTTTCAAAAAAGTTATCTAAAATCTGTATTTCGTTTGGGCTTAATTCAGCGTATGGCTTGCCGTTCACAAGCCATCTACCATTTACTAATTCTATCTTCATAACGCTTTCATTTTAGCGGTTAATTTATCTATCTGATCTTGCAAAATGCTCTTTTCTGTTTTTGGCATTTCTGATATTTTCTTAAGTGCCATTTCATAACCTTGTTTTTTTTGCTTTTGTGAAAAGTCAGAATTAGTTGTAAAAGACTTTTCGCTAAACCAATCTTCGTAAAATTTAAAACTATCAAAACCATTGCCAATCCACAACTCATGAACGCTTCCTTTAATTGAAATCCTACAAACATTTTCATTTGATTTGACTACTTCATAATTTCCCTCCACTACTGATATAACTAAGTATTTCTTAAGAAATTCTACGCAATTAGTGTAGTTGAAATTTACCCTCGGGATATTGTCAATATGCTCTTCTACAATTAGCGCATCTTCCCGATTTAATTGTAAATAAACGTCATCGAAATTCTTTTCTCTTGGCGTTTCGTTTGCTGGCGACATAAAGTCTAAGTGATGTAAGTCCATAATTTTTATATTTATTTGTTTCAGCAAAGATATAACTAATAACCCTTGTAGGTTATTTTTTAACATACTTTAACATTTTAATATTGAATTTGGTTGTACCTTTGAAAAAAAAAACAATTATGAATTTACTAAAATTATTGATTGAAACTTCTGGCCTCAATCAGGCAAAATTTGCCGAAAAAGTAGGTAGAAAACCTCAGCATATTAGCCGCCAAATTAAAAGCGGTGGCGGAATGCATACGAAAATGTTTTTTCAATATGCTGAAATAATTGGCGTATCTGAATTAAAATTTGATTACAAAAACACAAAAGTAATTTTGAACTTTAAATAAAAATGGAATCAAAAGAAAAAATATTAAACGATATAAAAGAATCTTTAAACACAAAATCAAATGCACGTAATAGCATGGGGTGTTCTGAATCTTTTTATAACCCTAATTATTTAATAGGCAAATGTTTTACAGAAGATGAACTTATTTTATTAAGTGAATCTGAATTA